CTGGCAAGTATCCGTCTTGCCCGCACATAGAAACACCCCCCGTCTATGGTACCTTGACACCCAAAACACCCGTGATACTATTCCGTACCGCATTTGCCATGCGGTGCCCTTGGGTGGGGTGGCGTTCCCCTCAGTTCCGTCACCCCCCTTTTCCCCTTTACATTGTTGTACCTAGCCTGTTACACGCACGGCTTCACTGCTTCCCTCAAACCGGATGCTGCACACATGCCCGTTATTAAAGTAGAACCTTCCAACGCATATCCGGTGCCTTACGACACCGTCGAAGAGAAACCCACGTCGCTTCTTGAAGAGATTGCGTTAGCGGGGAACACTGCAGAACTCCTTGTTAACATGGGTGCGCCGCTAGAGTTGGATGAGAACACCGCTAAGGAAGCTAAGAAGCTTGCCGACATGGTACAGAAGCGGGAAACCAAGAACCTCAATCAGGTCACAACTGCATTTGGTGCGGCCCAGTTCCTGCGTGCCTATGGCCAACAGTTGGCACTAGATGCAAACCAAGTGCGGGCTGCAATTACGTTCAAGCTCATGGAGCTAGCGAACTACGGTGACCCTAAGGTGGAACTAAAAGCCCTCGAATTGCTGGGTAAGCACTCGGATATCGGGCTATTCACCAACAAGTCCGAGATTACGATCAACTATAAAGACCCGACAGAGCTGGAGAATGCGATTAAGGAGCGCGTCAAGCGCCTACTAAACGCAGATGTCATCGACATCACGCCCCTCGGACAGACTATCGAGGAAGAATTGGCGCACTTCGACCACAACGAGGTCGAAGAGGCGGAGGATGAGGAGCAAACAGATGAAGATTAATCAATGTTTTGTGCGTGGGTTTGCAGGCGGTCTTATGGGTGACGACGCCGATAAGCTGTGTATGCCACTCACCATCGTTGGAGACGAGAACTCAATCACGCTGACCAAGGGTGAGGGCTTTGATGAGTGGTTGGCAGATGACACCAAGATTGTCCTGCACGACGATACGGAGACTACCTACACTGCCCAGAACCAAGAGATGCTGCGTCGGATTGTGTTGGGGTGGCTGCATGGGGAAGAGTTTAACCCCTGATGAACATAACACTCAAAGATATACCCAAAATCCTGCCGAAGCTGAGCTTGCCGGAGCAGGAGAAGCTGCTTGCGGAGTTGGAGAAGCTACACGAGCTGAAGTCCAAGAAGGTTGCGCAAGATAAGTTCCTTGGGTTCGTCAAGGAAGTCTGGCCGTCATTCATAGGGGGACGACACCATGCAAAAATGGCAGACGCGTTTGAACGGGTTGCTCGTGGTGAGTGCAAACGGCTCATTATTAATATGCCACCGCGACACACTAAGTCGGAGTTCGCCTCTTACTTGTTACCTGCATGGTTCCTCGGGAAGTTCCCCCATAAGAAGATCATTCAGTGCTCGCACACAGCAGAGCTAGCCGTAGGCTTCGGTCGTAAGGTAAGAAACCTTGTAGATACAGAGGTTTACCACAACATTTTCCCCGACCTTGTTCTGGCCTCGGACTCGAAAGCAGCAGGCCGCTGGAACACATCCAAGGGCGGGGACTATTTCGCTATTGGTATCGGTGGTGCTGTGACTGGTAAAGGTGCTGACGTGCTCATCATCGACGATCCGCACTCCGAGCAGGAAGCTGCTATCGCAGAAGTTAACCCAGATATCTACGACAAGACCTACGAGTGGTACACCTCAGGGCCGCGTCAGCGTCTCCAGCCGGGTGGAGCCATCGTCGTGGTGATGACGCGGTGGTCGAAGCGTGACCTGACCGGGCAGATAATTAAAGACGCCGTTGCCAACGAGTCCATCGGTGAGTGGGAAGTCATTGAATTTCCAGCAATTCTTCCGTCTGAGAAACCACTGTGGCCTGAGTTCTGGGAATTAAGCGAGCTTGAGAAAGTTAAGCGCGACGTCCCTAACTCCAAGTGGATGGCGCAGTATCAGCAGAACCCCATCTCCGAGTCGGCTGCTATCGTCAAGCGTGAGTGGTGGATGGAGTGGGAGAGCGACAACCCGCCAAGCTGTGACTTTATCTTACAAAGCTGGGATACGGCCTTCGAGAAGACACAACGTGCCGACTATTCGGCGTGTACAACTTGGGGTGTGTTCTACCACCCTGACGACAATGGTGAGACGCAGGCTAACATTATCCTCCTGAATGCCTTCCGTGACCGCATGGAGTTCCCCGAGCTTAAGCGTGTGGCCATAGATGAGTATAAAGAGTGGCAGCCAGACGGCGTCATCATCGAGAAAAAGGCGTCAGGTGCGCCGCTCATCTACGAGATGCGGGCCATGGGCATACCGGTGCAAGAGTTCACCCCGACACGGGGTAATGACAAGATAAGCCGACTCAACGGGATCGCTGATATCTTTGCGTCTGGTAGAGTATGGGCACCAGCGACGCGCTGGGCCGAGGAAGTCATTGATGAAGTTGCAGAATTTCCCGCAGGTTCCAACGATGACTATGTCGATACGGTGTCTATGGCACTACATAGGTTCAGGCGCGGAGGTTATATCACTACTACGCTAGACGAACCGGACGAAATCCAGTATTTCAAGTCAAACCGCAATCAAGGATATTACTAATGGTCAAGGCTTTATTCCCAATCGGTAAGACACAATGGTCAAAATGGTCTGATGACCAGCGCACAGCCTTCAACGAAGCACGTGCAGCAGGCGTAGAATACGCCGATGCCGTAGCAGGTGCGAACGAGACGCAGACTAAAAAGAAAAAGAGCGTATTCGACATCCTCGGAGACGTAGCGGAAACCGCAGTTCGCGTAGGTGAAGTGGCGGCATCTGCTTCTCCGGCACTCGCAGTGGCTAAGACTTTGGTTAAAAAGGTTAAATAAATGGACATCGACAAGTCGCTCAACCAAGCCCCACTAGGTATGTCTTCGATGACGGAGATGGACGAGGGTCCTGACATCGAGATTGAGATCGAAGACCCTGAGAGTGTCGAGATCGACATTGATGGTGTGGAGATCGAGATTGACCCGAGTGAGGATGAGGGCGACTTTAACGATAACCTAGCCGAAGACTTGGACGAAGGCGTGCTGGCAGAGCTTGCTGGCGACCTGCTGGGTGAGTTTGATGAAGATATTAGCAGCCGCAAGGACTGGATACAGACTTATGTAGACGGGCTTGAGCTGCTGGGTATGAAGGTCGAGGATCGCACGGAACCTTGGCCCGGAGCCTGTGGTGTACACCACCCACTGCTGTCTGAGGCGGTAGTTAAGTTCCAAGCCGAGACTATGAGCGAGACATTCCCAGCCCAAGGGCCGGTGCGCACGCAGTTAATCGGCAAAGAGACCCCAGAGAAGAAGGACGCCGCTGCTCGCGTCCAAGAAGATATGAATTATCAGTTGACCGATGTGATGGTCGAGTATCGCCCTGAACATGAGCGGATGCTGTGGGGGTTGGGCCTCGCAGGTAATGCGTTCAAGAAGGTGTATTTCGACCCATCACTCGGTCGTCAAGTCGCTATGTACGTCGCAGCAGAAGATGTAGTCGTACCTTATGGCGCGTCCAGCTTGGAAGTCGCTGAACGCGTCACCCATGTGATGCGGAAAACCCCGAACGAGCTAAGAAAGCTCCAAGCTAATGGGTTTTACCGTGATGTAGACCTACCAGAACCCGTCAATTCGATGGATGAGGTAGAGCAGAAGATTTCAGAACAGCTTGGCTTCCGTGCCGAGACCGATGACCGGTACAAACTGCTGGAAATGCACGTTGATCTGGTCATCGAAGACGATGACTACCGCGACAAGGAAGAAAATGACCTTGAAATCGCGCTCCCATACGTCGTGACCATAGACAAAGAGACCGAAACGGTCCTATCTATCCGCCGAAACTGGAACCCAGATGACAAAAAGAAGCTTAAGCGCAACCACTTCGTACATTATTCGTATGTTCCGGGCTTTGGCTTCTACGCTTTTGGCCTTATTCACCTTATCGGTGCTTTTGCTAAGTCTGGTACCAGCCTTATTCGTCAGCTTGTTGATGCTGGTACTCTATCTAATCTACCGGGCGGATTTAAAACTAAGGGCTTGCGCGTCAAGGGTGACGACACCCCGATAAGCCCTGCCGAATGGCGCGATGTAGACGTAGCCAGTGGTACAATGCGTGATAATATCATGCCACTGCCGTACAAAGAGCCAAGCCAAGTGCTCTACAGCCTCCTAGGGACCATCGTAGACGAAGGTCGTCGCTTCGCGGGTATGGCGGACATGAAGGTGTCTGACATGTCTGCACAGGCTCCTGTGGGCACCACACTGGCTATTCTCGAGCGTACGTTGAAGATGATGAGTGCCGT